TATATCTCGGATTACCATCTTAACTGTGTAGTTTCCAGTTGCTAGTAAGTCAGATACATTTACTGTACCGCCGTTTCCATCAATTCCAATAGATGTAGTAGATCCATTCGGACCAACCACCATGATTGATGCTAAAGTAGTTGATGAATTAAAATTTGCAATTGGGGCAAAAGATATGATGCCAGACTTTACATCCCCATTGACTACTGATTGAACTACTGGTGCAGAAATTGTAGCCTTATCTTGAACTGAATCTCTAGCATTAACCAATACTGGAATATTTGCATCTGCAGTAATGATTGGAACATCTTGATGTGTAACTGATTGATCAGTTGTCGTATCTCTAATCACGGTTTGAACCGTTACATATTCATTAGAAGGCAAATTGTTTATTGTAATAGGATTAGAAGTGTTATCTGTTGCTACACTTGTAAACGAAATGCCGTTGGTAATAACCTGAACCTCAACTGTTTGATTAGGGTTGGTATTTACAGGGGGTGCAAGGGTGATTGATGTTGAATAATCAGAATTAACAGATGTAGATACAACCTGTGTAGTTACAGGAATAGAAATGTCTTGATTAGCCAGTGGATTTGGATCAAGTGATTGAACTACTGTAACAGCGTCACCTTGATTAATTGCCTCTGCTTTTACATCGCCAGTCACAGATGTATAGTTTACCTTTAATCCTTCAGGCATTTTAGCCAAAAATGTTACATTTTTGATAGTCGCAAGGTTCAAAGAAGATGCTGGAATGTATGCAGTAATATAAGAATTGCCTGAGTTTGCATTCCAATATACTATTTTTGCAATAACTCCGTACTCAATATACGCATAGGTTTTATTATCTTGTGGAACTTCAACTGCTTCGTCAATAGAGATTACGAAATCTGGATTTTGTACTTGGCGTTCTGCGACATGCCAATACGCTTGGGATGGAATAGCAGAGAAAAGAGTGATAAGGCCTGATGCAATAATAGACTTAAATTTAAACATTTATATCCTTTGATAGTAGTTATGTATAAAGTATATCAAGTTTGGGTGTACTTGTCAACGCTGCATATAAGCAAGGTAGTTTAATATTACAAAAACAAACAAATAAATAAAGAAAATATACTTCATAGTGTATAATTGTAGCATGGACACTATAGAGAAAAAGGACGCTTGTGCTTATTGTAATCACCCTGCCTTCTATAATGATATAGGATTAAATGATAAAGGTATGTTTGCAGTATTAAGTGTATGTAAGTGCCACCTTGAAAAGTATGCTCCATAATTGACAGACTGACTTCTGTAAGATATACTTAATACATGGAATCATTACTATTAGCAATTGCATTATTTTTGTCATCCCCCGCTGGACAAGATCCAAATAGGGAACTAATGTGGTTTGATGGATGTCAAAATATTACAGAACAACAATTAGACAACTCAACCTGGCAATATTCTTGCGGGGATAATGATATGATAGAACCACAAACTATAGAAGAATGGGTGGAACCAAATGCGGCAATCGAACACTTTAGCCTCACAAAACAAACAAAAGCGTTACCTAAAAAACAAAAAGCGTCTACAATCAAAGCCAAGCCTGTCAAGGCAGCAAAGACGGGAACAGGCAATAAGAGAAATCATGCTTCTAAACTACTTAAGTAAAACAGCAAAGCCAAGTCAAGAATCAGTTTCTAATAATGATAAATAAAGTGAGTGGTCCTGATGATGATGGCTATATGCTTTATGCTAATTCAAACAGACTGCTAGGATTTTGGGGCAATTTGTGTGGACTAGTGGCTACATTTTTTATTAATCAATCAATAAAACATGGAGATTATTTTGAAATATTAGACCAAGATTAGGTCTATTGTAGTTTTTTTAAGTTCTTCTTCTGTCCAAAGTCCAACTTTAGAATCTCCGCCATATGATTTTGCCAAACCAGAATTTATAAGTTGATCATTAACACTTACCTCTGACTTTAAATATATTTTGCCAAGATATCTTCCATACTTATCAGGTTTAGATACTTCTAGTTTTACAAGTTTGCCTTCTAGGTTCTTAACTAAAAACTCTTTAAGGGCTTTTCCAAGTGGTGTATTTTTTTCTGCAGTATCAATACCAGATAATCTAATTCTTTCTTTGTGCCATACACTAAATCCAAGATCAATAAATACATCACAGGTATCACCATCAACTACCTTGTCAATTTTTGTATAATATGTATACATAGCCATGTTGACAATTATAACATCGTTTGGTACAATTGAACTATAGAAACAGCCTATTTAACACTTTAGAAAGGTCTTGGTTATGAAAGAACTTATTCACTTTACAGCAGATTGGTGTCAACCATGCAAGGCTATGGCGCCAATTGTTTATGAATTTAAAGATAAACATCCAGAAATTATATACACAAAGATAGATGTAGATGAAAATCCAGATGCTGCTCAATTTTTTAATGTAAAAGGAGTTCCAACTTTTATATCTCAAATAGAGGGACTTAATCATGATCGAAGAACTGGTAAGTCTACTTTGTTTCAATTAGAATCACTGTTCGGATAAAACTTAGCACCAGTAGCCAAGTTGGTTAAGGCCCCGAACTCATAATTCGGTTATCGTAGGTTCAAGTCCTACCTGGTGTACTAATGGTCTGTAGCACAATTGGCAGTTGCACTCGGCTGTTAACCGAGATGTTGTAGGTTCGAGTCCTACCAGACCAGCAAGGCACCATCGTCTATCGGTTAGGACATCGCCCTTTCACGGCGAAAAGACGGGTTCGACTCCCGTTGGCGCTACGCCCTCATAACTCAGGGGATAGAGTCACGGACTTCTAATCCGTTGGTCGCAGGTTCGAATCCTGCTGAGGGCGCATATGTTTTATATGCAAAGTTAGCCCAAGCAAAATGAAACGCATATCCAAAATGAGCATCTTGGTCATCTCTTCTATCGTATGCATCAATTATTATTTCTAAATCTTTATTTTTTTCAAAACAATACACAACATCATTAAAAAAATCTTTTTCATTTATTTTATAAAATGTTTTAAAAGAATTATAAAATTGATTTCCAGTTTTATTTTTATATAATGATAACCAATTTTTATTTTTTATTAAGTCATATCTATTAAACATTGATTGGATCCAAGAAAATGATATTAGTTCTATGTTATTAGAAAAACAATATTGTTCTAACATATTATATATGTTGTGTGTTAAGATTACTGATAAATAACTTGTTTCTTCCGTTTGATTTCCTTGTTTTTCTAAATAAATTATATCTCTATAAACATCTGGGAAATTAATAAAAATACAATCTGGCTTTCCAAACTTTTTTATATATTTAAAGATGTTAGATATAATTTCAAAATAAGATCCTGCTGGAATTCCTAAATTATAAAAACCAGAAACTTTTTCTTTTAATTTAATTTGATCATATAGTTGTTTTGCCCATATAAAATCTTGTGGTAATCCAACACCAAAAGTATTTGAACATCCAGCAAAAAGTAAATGTTTTCCTTCATGTTGATCTTTAAAGTCATCACACCTAAATCCATAGTTATTTAAATAATAAGTACTAGGATCATCACATAAATAATTTATTATATTTTCTTTTTGAAAATCATATGTCGGTCTTTGAACTGTAGAATTTGTTATAATTTTTTTATTTTTTATTGACCAATATGGAACAAAAAAATCATTAGGATTTACAGTTTCTGGATTAAACTTAAAATTATTTAACATTAAAATCCTTTATTTACAATTATAAAATTATTTTTCTGGACAACAGTTAAATGAATCTAATTGTACTGCAGTAGATCTATCTGTTCCAAATGAAAGCATTGCAGACTTAGTTGCTGGAACACAATTGGGTACTGGTTTTCCATCTTTACCTGGTTTCATACCACGTTGCACATAGCCTTCCCAACATGGGGCAGCCTTTTCAATTCCAAATACATCAGCAAACAAAGCCTTGTTTTTTTCACGTTCTGCAATTCTGCGAGACCAAGAAAATCCTGCATCTCCGCCCCAAGCATCCCACATAATACGACCATTAGATGGATTTGACGTGTTATAAAAATCTTTACCTTTTTTATCTACTTCATGACGAGAAAAAAAAGAATACATACGCTTTACCGTATCTAAAGATAATGCTCTTCCAGCAACAATGTCAGTTGCTCTACCCCAGCCTACAGGTGTACCAGCACCAGTTGCTTTTCCTTCTTCTTTCCATTTAAGCGCTCTACGAGCAGCAGCCTTCATGCCAGACGTTGGGCTATAAGTATCAGCCATTTTTCTTTTCCTTTGGCTTACCAGGCGTATATGGCTCTATACGAGACTTTATGCGACCATCTTTAGTCATGCGAACAATCCATCCATCTTTTATCTGCATTGGATTAAATGCATTCTTTGCTTTTTTCATTATTTAGCAAAGCCCCTAGGATCAAGGATGCTATTATCCCAAATAGACTTTGTAACTTTCTCTGAACTATATGTTCCACCTCTACGCTTATATTCTTGAACTACCCAAGAATTAGCGACAGCGCTTGGATACACATCAAATTTATCTTTTGCTGCTTGCACAACTCTAGCATAAAGTTGTGGATTTGATGGTCTTGATCCACCACTTCTTGGTTTAATAAAATCACCATAATTTGGTTTTTCTGCCTTGTCAACTGATTCGTAATCTTCTTCCATATTAGAGTTCTCCATTTCAGTATCTTTCATATCGGCAATTGTAGCATCCTTATACATCATTCCAATGCTATATGCTGTTGGTTTCCAGGTACCGTTTTCTTTTTTATAAATTCTAACAGACATTGCTGGATTTTCTGGTGGCATAGATTCTAAAGCATATTCTGATCCAGGTGTGCCTAGTGTTCCGCCTTCATTCATAATGTGTTCTACAACGCCATGTACCATGCCTTCAGTTGTTTGACCCATTACAAAACTTCCTTCGTATACCATCCTTTAATTATAACAGATATTCTGGTATACTATTATAGTTGAAAGGTAATAATGGCAAACATAGTCTTTTTAGGCAATTTTGAAGTACCATATAGTAGCGAAAATCATCACGCTAACTCTTTAGAATCTTTAGGTCATACTGTTTGTAGATTGCAGGAAAGAACAATTAAGGATAGTTTTGTTCTTGAACAAGCAATAAACAGTGATCTCTTTATATGGGTGCATACACATGGCTGGAACACTCCAGGAAGAATTGGTATGGGTTACGTGCTAGAAGAGTTAAAGAAGGCCAACATCCCCACAATGACATATCATTTAGACCTATGGCTTGGTTTAGAAAGACAGAAAGACTTAGAAGAGGATGACTTCTATAAAACAATTGGACACTTCTTTGCAACAGATAAATTAATGACTGATTGGTTTAATGAGAACACTAATGTAAAAGGACACTTCCTTCCTGCTGGAGTATATGATAAAGAGTGCTACATTCATCCAGACTATGATGTTCAAGACTTTGATTACGATGTGATATTTGTTGGTAGTAAAAGATATCACCATGAATATCCATACAGACCGCAACTAATAGATCACTTAAGAAATGTTTATGGTAAAAGATTTTTACATGTAGGTGGAGATGGTGATACTGGAACTGTCCGTGGAGATAAGTTAAATAGAATTTATGCTAAAAGTAAGATAGCAATTGGAGATAGTTTAAATATAGGATTTAACTATCCTTACTATACAAGCGATAGATTGTTTGAAAGTACTGGTCGTGGTGGGTTTACTATCTACCCTCGTATTAAAGGTCTTGAAGAATATTTTGAAGATGAAAGTGAAATTGTTTTCTATGAACATGGAAACTTAAAAGATTTAACAGATAAGATAGATGAATATCTTGAAGACAACCTTAGCAGGGAAGATATAAGATTAAATGGTCATGAAAGAACTAAACAAGAACATACATATATACATAGATGGGCAACTATACTAAAGGAGTTAAACATATGAACTTTATAGAAAGATCTGATATCGTATGGAAAACAGTTCCATATATCCGTCAAGGTGAAACTAAAAACTATGATTACAATCTTGAATTAAATGAGCCATTGGCAAGTTGGGATGTTTGGGATTATTGGGAAAAAGAAAGAATACATAGCATGAAGACTCACCTTAAGAAGGGTGATGTATTTTTTGATATTGGCACAGAATCTGGATGGTGTAATTTAGTTTATGCTGATATAGTTGGACCAGAAAACATGGTGCTTATTGAACCAACACCAGAGTTTTGGCCAAACATTCATGCTCTTTGGTATAAAAATTATTCAGTAGATCCGTTAGGAATGTATGCTGGATTGATTAGCGACAACACAACTGATACTCGCAAAGGTAGTGATCTTAATGCGTGGGGAGAAAATTATCTTGGTGCAATTATTGATCGCAATAAGTATGTCTATATTCATGACAATTCTGCAAACATACCTATGATTAAATTAGATGACTATGTTTCTGAAGTTGGCATTGTTCCAGATGTTTTAAATATTGATGTAGAAGGTGCAGAACTTCTTGTATTTAAAGGTGCAGAAAACACGTTAAGAAATAATAATTTAAAAATATTTGTATCAATTCATGATGATTTAGGTCTGCGTGATTACAATACATCACCTGAAGATACTATATCTTATCTAGAATCTCTTGGATATGTTGGAGAATTTCTAGCAAAAAATCATGAAGCACATTGGTATTTTGAAAAGAAATAAAAATGTTAACTGCCTATATTTATTCTAAAGATCCACTTGATTCTGCTAATGATAAATGGGATTACGGTCTATTAAAGCAAACATTTGAAAGAAATAAAATAGAAGAAGTTGTTGTTGATACATTGCCACAAGAAGAAAGAGCCTTTGTTGTTATTCCTGGACAAGGTAATGCTGGTAAAGAAGATAGTATAAATGATGAATTAAAAAATATAGGCAGAGTAGTTTTATTTATAACTGGAGATGAAGGAAATTTATTTGATATTGATAAAATAACGCATGAAAATATATCTATTTGGGTTCAATGCCCGACAAGAAAACATCAAAAATATAATAAACTTCCTATAGGTGCACCAAATCACATTAAAGACAACATTCCTGAATATACAGAAAAAACACATACTGCATGCTTTGCTGGGCAAATTACACACAATAGAAGACAGCAATTAGCAGACATAATGCCAAGTATTAAAGACTCTATTTATAAACCTACTGATGGTTTTGCCAAAGGCGATGAACCAAAAGAATATTATAAAAATTTGTTTAGTGCTAAAATTGCTCCCGCTCCTGCAGGCGCTGTAAGTATGGATTCATTTAGATTTTTTGAAGCAATTGAAATGCTTTGTCTGCCTATTGCAGACTTAAGAAACTCTAAAGGGCATAAAGATAATTTTTATCATTATATTTTTGATGAAACATTGCCATTTCCATCAACTAGTAATTGGTCAGAATTGCCAGAGATTATTAAATCAATATTAAAGGATTATCCAAACAATATGCATCGTGTAGTTTCTTGGTGGATTAAATATAAAAGAGATTTTGCAATTAAACTTATGAAGGAGATATATGCATAAGAATGACGTAACAATTATTGTTGTAACATCAGTTCTTCCAGATCACCCAGACACTTCTATCCTTGATGAAACAATTAACTCCGTAAGATATCATTTTCCTGATAACGAAATCATATTGCAGATAGATGGCTTGCGTGAAGAAAGACTAAATAGAAAAAATGATTATGATGAATTTAAAAACAGAGTGCTATGGAAATGTTTGCATGAATGGAAAAATGTTTTACCAATAATTTTTGACAAACATAGTCATCAAACAACAATGATGAAAGAAACAATTGGTTTAATAACTACATCAATATTATTGTATGTTGAGGGAGATGCTCCACTTGTTACTGAAGAGCCTATAGATTGGCAAAAATGTTTAGATATGCTTGAGTATAATGAAGCAAAAACAATTAGATTTCACTTTGAAGCATCTATTCCAAGATCACATGAGCATTTAATGTTTGGTCTTAGTGATGATTTTATGAAAACAGCACAATGGAGCCAAAGACCACACCTATCTTTAGTGTCTTATTATAGAAATGAGATTATGCCAAGAGTAAGGGATTATTCGTTTATAGAAGACATTATTCATGGTTCTATACAAGATGACATTTTGCCTTATGACGTATTTGATAAAGAAGGATGGGAAAAACATAAACTTTGGATCTACCATCCAAAAAATAATATTAAAAGATCTTACCACTTAGACGGACGCAGAGGTACAAGAAAATTTACATCAGATGATGAAGTATGGGGATATACTGAATGAGACTTGGAATTATTGCTAGATCAGATAATACTGGACTTGGATACCAAACAAAACAATTAACAGATATGTTAAATCCTAGCAAAGTAATGTTAATTGATTTTTCTCAACATAACAATAATATACAACATCCTGAGTGGTATAACGGATATGAAGTAATAAATGTTGTTGGTATACCAGACAGTAGAGATATCGACAGATTTTTAAAAGATATAGACGTTGTATTAAGTTGTGAAACATTTTACAACAATGACGAACTTATATTAAAGGCTAGAGATAAAGGAATTAAAACAATTCTTCAGTATAATTACGAACTCTTTGGAAACCTTTCAAAAAAAAATATGGCGTTACCAGATGTTTTAGTATCTCCTAGTTTATGGAAAATAGATGATATTGAGTTTCAATTTGGCAGAAAAGCAAAAGTAATTCATTTACCACCGCCAACAAACATAGGCCTATTTGACGGGGCTAGTAAAATTAATAGATCAAAAACTCATAATCGCATACTGCACATTGGTGGAAAACGTGCTGCACAAGATAGAAATGGAACTAACACAATAGTTGACATGTTAAGATATTCTAAAGCAGATTATGAACTAGTAATAAGGACGCAAACCAAACTTGATCTAAACTTTAATGATGATCGTATTGTATTAGATTATAATGATAGTGTAGATAGAGAGTCAATGTACGTTGGCTTTGATGCTATGGTCTTACCTAGAAGATATGCTGGACTATGCTTACCTATGAATGAGTCTTTGCTTAGTGCCCTGCCAGTTTTTATGACAAACATATCTCCAAATAACAAAGTTCTTCCAGAAAAATGGTTGGTAGAATCACATTTAATTGATAAGTTTAAAGCAAAAACTATGGTAAATGTTTATGAAGCAGATTTAAGAAAACTAGCAGAAATGATTGATAATTATGTTGCACTTAGTGATGAACAAAAAAATATTGAAAAAGAAAAAGCCTTATCTATAGGATATGAAAACTTCTCTCCAGAAGCACTACTGCCACAATACAATAAATTAGTCAATGAATAACTATTTTTCATAAATTGTTTTATTTTTAAACTGTTTAGATAAAAATAAATCTTTTAATTCTAAGAATGATCCACTTTCCGTTGATAGAAATGGATATTTTTTTTCCTCGTAGTTATAAGATAATGATGCAAAATTTTCTGATTTATAAACTTTAACATCTGACATTTCTTTTGACTCATCATTAGATATATTGCCATAAATAGATCGATATAACAAGTTATGATTCATTCTTAAAATATTATCAAATTTTTCTTTTGACATCTTCATTGGCACATGTATTTCATAGTTTAAGGGATTATCAATACCCATCTGTAAAAGTTTGTCATGTGTTGTTTTTAATCTATTTATATAAGAACTTCTTCCAAGCACAGTTTCATAAGCATCAATTTTATTTTCTAGTGTGCCACTATAATATGAAACTATTGTATCAATTGGTTTAATAATAAAAAAATCATCATTCATTAAAACAAAATCATCTGGAATATCAGATGTATTGCATATTGCTTTAAAGTTATTAAAAGCATTTTTATATTTAGAATATTTTTGATTTACTGGTGCATACTGCCCAACATACCAATCTGGTTTACCACCAATTATCCATAAACTATCTACATTGCAATTTTTAACAACAGATCTTATAGAATAACGAAGTTCTTCGTTATCTCCATCTTTGCATATATATACAAAATTCATAATTACCTTTCAAAGACTAAAACTACTCTATCTCCAAAAATTAACTTTGAATTAATTTTTTGATCTAATTCATTTAGTTTAATATTTTTTTCATACTTTAATTGCCAATCATTTTTAATAAAAATATTTTTAATTTCATCTATTTTATTTAATTTAATAGAATGATTATCTATTTTGACAACTTTATCTTTTAGTTCATTATAATTTACTGTTTCTAAAACAAACATATTTAATGTTTTTATTTTTGTAATCATATTTAAAAAACTTAATGGATCTTTTAACAAATACAAAAGTCCAAAACAAGAAACAGAATCTATTTGATTCAAATAACATAATTCATCTATATCAATTGTCTCAATATCTTTACAAAGAAAGGTTATGTCTACATATGAATTATTTGCAAACATAACCTTTTCTAAGGATATATCTATACCAAAAACATTTTTTGCACCATGCTTTAATAATAAATTTGAGTAATATCCGTCTGAGCACCCAATATCTATTATATTTTTATTAATAAAAAATTTTGTAATATTTTTATTAAATAAAAATGCATGTCTTTTTTTGATAAGACTAGTAATTGTTTCCTCTTACTTAAGCCAGTTAACCATAGAATATCTTGTGCCATTTGTGACAGCATTAACATTATGGTTATATACATATGTTGATGGGAAAAGCAATAACTGGCTTGCTTTTGGTTTAATTGTTACACCAAACTTTGGAAAAACAATTTCTCCACCATCGTAATCATCATTAAAATAATAAACTAAAGAAATTTTTCTGGTATAAAAAAGACCATCATCAACATGATCAATAAAATAGTTGCCTTCTCCATATTTCATAATTTCATAGTCTTCTTTTTGAGACCAGGTTGGATGCCATTCTTCAGTATATCTATCAATATAAGACTTAAAATCTCTTTCAAGTCTTTGAAAAATTCTATCATGCGTTATTACTTCTAATGAAGGAGATACTTTGTCAAAATCTCCATGTCGCCTTACATTTCTAATGTACATGGTATCCATTGCTTTTCTACCATAGTCTTCAGCAATCTTTTTTTGATCTTTTGGCTGCCAATGCAGTGTTTTTTTAGAAACTAACTCTTCAACATCTCTAATATATCTTGGTCCATCTCCAACATTTTGATAAGACACAATTCCTGGAGCATGAACAATAGCATTGTTTTCTTGCGAGTAGTTTACAACTTTATTTACATCAATAACTGCATCTAGATTTTTTGGCAAAGCCTTGTCTACGTCAATAACCTCTTTAAGATCTGGAGGAATAATTTTTTCCATTTTGTTTCCTTTCTTTTTATATGGGGTGCTACATATATTATAGCACCCCACTTAAAACATAATTACTTTACTACCTTCTTTGCAGGTGTAGCCTTCTTTGCAGCCTTCTTTTTTACTGGCTTAACATTCTTCATTGCATTATCAACATCCTTTGCGATTGCATCGAACTTGCCAAATGCTGGATCTTTTGGATTTACTGCACGAAGAACTACTGGAACTAGAGCAGCCACTAGAGCAGCCCACATGTCCTTTGGATCGGTAATCCCTGCGGTATATAGTGCAACTATACCAGCAAGAACTGAACGTCCGTATGAGGCTGCTATAGCCTTTAGTTGTGCTTGATTCATTTATTCCCTCCTTTCTTATATCATATAAGTATACTATATATAATTTTAATATGTGTACTTATGTCGTTTTTTTAATTCTTTTTTAAATTTTATCAAATAATATTTTTTTTTAAGATATAGCCAAATTTTCATATTTTTTTTCTCCTATTGTATTTAAAAATGCATCTTTCCACATAAAATGTTTACCATAGCCTTGATGACCGTCTCTTTTGCTAAAGAAGATTTCTTTTTTGTTATCATTTTTAAATAATTTTTTATCTATTAAATCTTCTATTGCTTCATTTGAGTATTCAATTTCTATAAAATTGTTAAAATTGCAATGATTTATATATGGAACATTCAGTTGCTGCCAAGTAGCAAATAATAACTCAATATTTTTTTCTTTACAAAACTTTACAAATAATTTCCAAGATACAATAAAATCAATCATTTTTTGTTGATGAATTTCAAAGTCTAAATCATAGTTTTGTATGTATGTCCAAGATTGTATTTCTTTTTCCCATCTAAAAAATCTGTTTACATCTGGCAACATTACAAATAAATAATCTGGAATACCAACTTGATCAAAATAAATTAAACAATTGCTAATTATTTTTTGCCATCCAAAGCCAGACTTTGCAATATTAAAATACCCACTTAATTTATTGTGTTTGCTTAAATCCTCATATAGCATGTGTGCCCAACATGAGTCTAAATTACCACCAACACCTTCTGTTTCTGAACATCCAGCAAATAAAATATGCGTGTCTTCATGATTTGTTTTGAAATCGTCACACCTAAAACCATTTTGATTAAGATGATACAAGACTGATGTATCATTTTCGTCAATATCTATTTTCATCGCCACTTCTGCAGGATGAACTCTCATTGTTGTAGGATATGTACAAAAGTCAGTTGCATCATTAAAACTAAACTTGTTATAAAATACATCATGCACTGCAAGGCTATTAACAAAAGTTTCTCCATCTAAGTATAAATACTGACTAGATCTCATTATTTTCCTCCACATTTTTTGGAACTGTTACTAATAACATATTTATAATATTATTCAATATATCTTTTTGTTCTTCATCTATTTTTTTATTTTCTATTTCATTATTGCAAAAATCAATTGTTTTGTTTACAACCTCTATAGTATTTTCAATATAATTAAAAGCCCATTCCCTTGAGTCTGATAAAAATTTAACAAATCCTTCGTTAGTTTCATCTTTTAACATTGACGAATTTTCTATTTCATTTTTCATTGCTGACATCATAGCAACAGCAATTTGATTATCTGATAAACTTTGATTGAGAGCACCTTGTATTTGATATGCTCTATAAATCATATAAATATTAAATGCTGATAGCCCAATAATTACCCAGTTATACCAATGCATTTCGCTCCTCATGTGTTGGCCAATAGTAATTGCATTTTTCACAACATGGTTCATTGTATGGACTAATTGTTGCATACTGATACTTGTTATAAAAAATAGGATCCTTTTTAAATAG